AACCTACACCGCAAAACGCCTTGGCGACCCCTTGGCGGGGCTGGAAACGCTATCCTGTGAGACGGCTAGGGTCGTGATTCGGCGTTCCCAAGCGATGCGTCCCTGCTCCCGGGCGTGGCGGAGGGGGATGGCGGAGGTGTAGTTGCCTTGGTCATCCTTGAGGCCAGCACGGCCACCGCGCTTAGGGATGCGGAGGGTGTAGAACGGCTGCTCCTCGGCTCCCTCGGCGGTCGGGTCTTTGGTGAGGACCATGACGGCTCGATGCCAGTTGGCGAGTTCGGCGGAGCCCGAGCCAGCGTAGGCTAGGTCGGCAAGGGAGTTGGACTTATCCTTGGCGGGCTTGGTTGTGTGGTGGACGGAGAACAGGACCACGCCGGTGTCTTGTAGGACGGGCTGGATGATGTGGCGCAGGAAGTGGGACGCGGCCTCCTGATCGGAAAGGTCGACGCCGGCGAACCCGAGGATTGGGTCGACCCAGACTAGGTCGGCCTTGTGGCGGGTCACTAGCTCGCGGAGGAGGAGCCCAAAGGCCTCGCCAGTCCGCACGGCCTCGCGGTAGTAGAACACGCGGTCGGCCAGTTGGTCGACAATCTGCGACGAGCGGGCGATGCCCATGCCGTCGAGCGTCCCTTGGATACCCTCGGCGACGTCCATCTCGTCGTTCTCGGACTGGATGATGACCGAAGTCAATGGACCCTTGCGGGACTTGATGCCGAAGAAGTCATGCCCAGGAGCAAGGGCGAGGGACAGGGCGGCGTGGGTGACGAGTGCGGACTTCCCTGCCCCGGTCTGGGAGACGAGGAGGCACGAACCGCCACGGCACAGAAAGCGGTTGCCGAGGACGCAGGACGGGTCTTGTTCCTTATCGCTGGCGACCATCGTGCGGAAGTCGAAGGCCTGCGAGGTCTCTTTGGTCGACTGCCCCTTGCGCCGTGCGATGCTTTGGGCAAGTTGCTCTTGGGCGAGCAGGATGGCGTCTGGGTCAGCCCCGACCTCTTGGGTGACGCTCAGGACGGCCTTGGCGTACTCCGCAAGTTTGCGTAGGTTAAGGGCTTTAATCACCGCATCCGTCCAAGCCTTGTTCGGCTGGATGAACTGCCCGGTGGTGGACAGGTCGGAGATGGTGAAGGCCTCGACAGGGGAGCCGAGTTCGCGGAGGCGTTGCGTGACCGTCAGCTCGTCGGGGGTCGTGCCTTCCTCGGTCAAGCCGACGATCGCGGAGGCGATGTCCTGATTGGTCGGCTCGAAGAAGTCGGATGGGATGAGGCCGTCGGGCAGCGGAAGCCCTTGGGCGATGGAGACGGCAAGGATATGCCGTTCCGCGTCTAGGGCGGAAGGTGGAGGTTGTTCCATGGCTTGGAGGTCTGGGACTAAGTGGTTTATCTTTTCTTTGGTCGAGCCTTTTCGCAGTAGTGGGCGGTCGGGTAGGGGCGGGCGTCCTTGCGGCAGGTGACGAGAAAGGACTTCTTATCCATGAGCCCGATGTCGACGGCCTTGTGGATATACTTGGTCGCCATCGTCCGGGAGACGTCCCAGCGCTTGGCCCATTGGTCGATGGTATGGAAGCCAGGAGGGACGGCCTCGGGCTTGCGGTGGATTGCCGCCATGACCACGGCGAGCAGCGGGTCGAGTTTTCGCTTCATGGGGTGAAGGTCTTGAGTTCGGTCTGCCAGATCCAGACGCCGCCCATCTTGTGGACGAGCCACGCCTTGTAGTCGCCGCCCTTGGTCACGAATCCTGCGACGAAGCCTGAACCCCAGCGGGAGGTTGCTAAGCGGTGGGACGCGTAGTCCATCTCGTCCTTACGGCAGAGGCACCCAGCTGAGAAGGCGTTGCCGCCTCCGTGCTTGGTCAGGGCGATGCTGGCGAGGTTGTGGGTGTGTCCGTGGATGAGCGCGCCGCCAAAGGGAGCGTAGTGCAGTCCCTGGACTACCGTAGCGTTGGCGCCGTGGGCGTAGCCATGGACCATCGCCACCGGGCCGAGGCGGTAGACGCCCTTGTCGGCGTGGTAGGGCAGGATGACCTTCGCCCCGTTCTGTCGGGCGACGCGGTTGATGCGGGCCTTGAGGTCGGTGCAATAGTCGCGGACGATGGCCTGTCCGTGGCCCTGCATCGTGTCTAGTCGGTGTTCATGGTTGCCCCAAAGGTAGACGTCGGGCTTCCAGCGGGCGAAGAAGTGTTCGCCGGCCTCGATGTCGAGCTGCAGGGACTCGGCGCCTTCCTTATCGGAGCCCACGCCCTTGCGGAGCGAGCGGAAGTCATAATGGTCACCGCCCGCGATCTTTAGGTCGGGCTTGAAGTCCTTCGTGAACTCGTAGAGGGCGGACAGGCTTTCCGGGTCGGCCATGTCGCCGTGGCTGTCGGAAGCGAAGATGAACTTTGTCAGTCGGCTCATACGCTTGGGGCCTTTGGCATACCGCGAGGCACGCCGAACTTCTCCTTATGGCTGATAAACTTGAGCCCTTGGCGGACGGCGGAGTTGTACATCCCTGGAGCGCTGAAGCCGTACTTGTCGGCGGTCTCCTTGGCGGTCAGCCCTTCGGCGATGCCCTTGGCTGCGGCCTCAGCCATCGTGATGCGACCCTTCGCCAGCAGGTTCGCGTGTTCCTCGTTCAGGCGGTGCGTGTGGGTCGTACCGCGTCCCCACTCCAGACGGCGCCGACAACCGGGCGGCCAGATGATGCCGTGACGGCAGACGAAGGCCTGTATGGTCTTGAGGCTGACCTTGCCAATCTTGGCGGCGTCCTCGGGCGTCCACGATCCACGGATGGCCTCGCGGATGGACCGGGCGATGTGCTTGTCGGTCGGGTCCTTGAAGTCGTCGACCCGGATATGCGGCTTGCTGTCGTAGTGCGGGCAGGTGGCGAGGAAGCGGAGGCGCTCGATTGAAACCCCCCATGCTCTCGACATCTCGGCCAGCTCGTCGTCGGTGGGGGTCGCCATAGGGGCTAGAACTTGTCGGACTCCTTGGCTTGTTTCCAGACTTGGCGGACCGCGAAGCCGTCCTCGGTCGGGTCGAACTCGCCCAGGTGTTCGTCGAGGGCGTTCCCGGCCTTGATGAGGACGTCGATGCCGTTGCGGTAGCGGTTGAGGTCGACCATCGAGATGACGACCCATTGGCCTTCCTCGGTCATCTTGAGAACTTGGGACAGTTGGAGGTTGAGCGCGTTGACCTGCTCGAGCTGCTTCTCCAGTTCCTCGATGCGTTCCTGCTTGGTGGGTTTCTTGCTCACGACTGGTTTCCTTTCTTGGCGACATTCCAGAAATCCCAAGCAGTATTATAACCAAAAGCATACAGTTGGCTTGCCATCGCATCCCCTGCTTTGGTTAGCCGTTGGATTTGTTCCTTCTGTTCTTTGATGATGTCCATCAGTTTGGCTTCGACAGGGATGGACTTCATGCGTTCACGCTGAGCCATTTCCTCGATGCGTGCCTCCAAATCCCTGATGCGGTTCTCGTAGTAGCTCACAGTTGCAGATGCTTGGCGACCGAGGCGGCGACCTCGCGGATCGTCACGGCGCTGTTGGGCTTGAAGACATAGGTCTGGTCGGGGATGACGCCCTCAAGCATCTCGCGGATGCTGGTGGCCTCCTCGTCGTTGGCCGGGCCGACGCCTTCGGTCTCGATATGCAGGTGGATGACCCGCCAGCCTCGGATTTCGCCCATCAGCTGCTTGGTCACGACCACCTCGTTGATGTAGCGGGTGTCGGTGACGACGACGTGCCCACGCTCACGCTTGGCGACTTCGGTCAGGTTGTAGATGAAGACGTCCTTATGGATTGACCGGGCGAAGCGACCCATGGCGACGAGCGTCTCGCGGTTCTGGGCCTTGAAGGTCTCTTCGTGGAAGTTCACCGACAGGCCGAGGTGAAGGGAGAACTCGTTGGCCGCGTCCTTGAGGGCATCCGCGAAGGCGATGCGTCTGATGGCGTTGCTGTAGCGGGTCATGCCTTCCGCGAAGGTGTCCTTCCCACTGCGGGCGTAGCCGGAGAGCAGGACGATGGTCTGCGGGGCCTTGAGGTTCGGACGCATGGTTACCAGTCGGTCGGGGTCGGGATGGTCGAAGCGGCCGAGCCCTTGCCATTGGGAAAAATCAGCTTATATTTCCATTGTTTCTCTCCCTTGTACAGTTTTTGAACGCCAGCATCATCGGTATCTGGGGTGACTTCCACCTCGACCTCGAAATAGACATTGGTGGCGGGGCGGAGGTAGTCCAGGAACGCCGGCACGGAGAGGTCGGCCTTGGGTTCGCTGACGAACTTTCCGCTGATCTTGCCGACGAGCATGGCGAGGCTCTTGCCGTACCTCGTGCCGTAGGATTTGGAGAAGCAGAGGCCTTCGGCGGTCTTGAAGAACAGGCGGGCGGACACGCCGTCGTCGTAGACCTTGACCTTGTCCTCCTTGGGGAGGGACAGCTTCAGGACATACTTGCCGGTCTTGTCGATGGTGGTGAGGGGCGGGCGGTCGTTTTGGTTTTCCATGTGGGTTGTGGGTTAGGAGATGGTGCGCTTGGCC